ATATAAACATTCTTAGTTAATGCAGTAGTACTATGTAACTGTAATGAAAACTGAATATTGTAAATACCTGGATATAATATAACTACTCTAGATAAATGTGTAGGATCGATGTATATATCAGGTTGCCCACCTGTAAATAAAGGTCCATCAACAATATCAGATGTATTAAATGTTAATGCTTGAGGTGTATTAGCAACTGTAATAGTCTGTGTTGTAGAATCTGAAAAACTGCCATAAGGTTGATTTAAATAGTATCCAATATCAGGCGTAGTTAAAGCTGCTGTGTATTTATCAAGCTGGTTAAAATATAAACGAAGTACATTAGTTAAAACTTCCAAATATGTTTGACTATATGAAATTGTTGGAATAGGTAAGTTAGGTGCTTTAGGAGCCCGTACATTTGCAATATTAACGTTAGACATTAGTTTCTCGTTCCATCAGGACGTGCATCAACTCTTGGTAAACCTAGTTGCCATTGAGTACCTACCGTATTTGAACCAATTTTAAAATTCATTTGACGACCACGTGCGCGTATAAATACTTGGTTAGTATATTGATCGATTGTTGCAGTTGTAGTCACTACATCAGCTGCCGTTGTTTGGCCTTCTTCATTCGTAGTAGAACTTGCAGCACCTGGGAAATTACGCACGCCCACAGTAATAGTAGCTTGTGGCACAATTGCAGCTCCCGTTACGGGATTAGATGTTTCAGAACCATTAAAGTTAACATCTGGAATAATACGACGTAGTAGCATATATTTATCACCATCATCAATATCAACGTCGGCTGATTGAATATAAGAGGTAATAGGTAGTGGTGGAGCACCTAGTGGTTGGCCATCGTCTGTACCGTTTTCATGCTGATATACCCAGCCCTTATCTAATGCTATGGGGTTATTATATACGCCAGAATCAATCCATGCGGTTCTTTCTAATTGGCCATAGTACCAAATGTTTTCAAGGTAATTAAATACAACGTAGCGGTCAATTTCATTTGAATTTGCTGACGGATAAAACCAAATAACTTCTGTAAATTTATTGTTAATACCTGAAAAAATAAGGGCACTTTGAGTATAGTTAAGATCAGTAAATATGTATTGACGTAGTGTACATGGTAACGTATCAACACGACCAGAGTAAGTATAGAACCTATCACGCCCCATCCAATAAGTAATATTATTAGAGCCCACCACAGCATTAGGACCGATGATAGAAATGTTATGCGATAACTCTTGTAAACCAAATACTTCTGCAGTACCTAAAAATTGAATAGAAGTAAGAGATAAGTTAGTAAATACAAGGGTTTCTTGTCGTGTATTAATTGCTGTAACAATTCTTGAGCCTGATTGTAATCTTAAATATCCTGCAGTATTAGTAGCAGTAGGTTGCCAATTTTCAGGTTGTGGGCCAATAGTTGCATCTACATTAGACCAACGAATAAGTAATGGGTCATAAGTTCCTAAATAGTCAGGCGCCGCTGCAGTGGGATCATAGTTGGTACAACCAAAAGCAAATAGATATCCTTGAGGTGCGAATAAAATCTTTTGTACTTTTTGAGGTACCGCTACAGCGCCAGATATTGAACTTAATAAAACGGCTCTATTACTAAATGCTGATGTATAAACCCAATAATAAATTTCTCCACCAATCCCAGATACGGTATCGTACTGCGTATTAAATATTAAATCATTGTTAAACTTATCCATAAACACTAAACGGGCCGGGTCAAAAATAGGAATAGTAGAACCTGATCCCCAAGTTAAACGACCCCAAGTTGATGTACCCCAACCGTACCCTGCGGTAGTAACTGGGTATCCTGCATTCATATAGAACACCGCAGTTATAGCAGTACCACCTTGACTTGTTGTAGTAGATGTAGCAGTTGTTGTAGCTAGGAAAGTAAATCTATTAGCGTCAATGACAGTATCAACTTGTACTGAAGTATTCATTTCAGTAATTGGAATGCCACCAATTTTAGACGGAGACCCTGTACCTACAATACCACTGAGGTCTACCCATGTATCTACGGTTGCACCGTGTCCTATAATAGTCACTGTTACAGATTTAGAACTTGTAGTTGTGCCAATACAATTATCAGTAGTAGGGGATGTAGCGTGTGTATAAGTTATACGAGTAGGTGTAATATCGTAAAGGGTTGTGCCTGCACCTACGTAAATTCTAGAATTAGTACCGATACCTAATAAGTTAGCACCATCAGTAGTTGACCAAGAAAAAATACCCCGTGCAGAATCTGTATATTGATTTATGTTAGATACAGTCCAGCCACCAAACTTTTCAGGAAAGCCTGATCTAAACCTAGCCAACTGCATGTAATACCAACCACCTTCTGATGCATAATCAGTTTGGTCTTTGTTGATACCTGGTTTGAATACGAGTTTACTTAATGGCATATTATTCTTTTATAAATAAGTCATGTTCGGCTTGTCTTCTTTTAACAAGCCCTGGTAATGATACTCCACCTGCAAAGTGGAACTTTAATATATCGTTAGCTGCGGCACCCCATAAAGATGCGTTTATATCTTTGAGTAACGTACTTTTTTGTAACGTCCCCACACCCAAGTTATAACAAAAAGAACACAGAGCGTCAAACTGATTCTGGGTAATTGGCACTCTAATAAGCACACTAATTCCTGATTCAACATGCATGAGGTCGTTAACCAAAAAATCATCTATTTCTTTCTGTGTAAAAATTCTGTTATAGCCTGAAGGAAGCGATTTGCCGTCCCCGATAAGATGACCGTAACCAACAGTCCAAAACCCCACACTATCACGATAGGGATTATAACGACAACCTTCAAATCGTTTAATAAGTTCGATAGCATTTATAGACGCTTTCATTTCTTAATATTGAGGTAGCATCGCTCGCCAATTATGAAGGACATACAGGCTCCCGACATATCTAAAAATATTGACACAACAGAAACTCCAACAATATTAGGATTAAATACCACAATACCTGTAAAAATTAAAATAGCTGAAATAATAACATATCTATAACATGCTCTTAAATCTACAATCCATTGACTTGGATTGCCTGTAGGATTGTCTAATGCTGCCATTGCTTGCATTTTTGTAGCTTCAGCTTCCATTAACTGTATGCGCTCTGTTACATTTTGTGGTGTGCCACCAGCGCCACCGGTTAATCTAGCAAATATGCCTCGCATTCCATCTGAAAATGCTGGAACAAGTGCTGGTAAAATTAAACTAATTAAACTTCCCATAATTTCTCCTTAAACTGCTGGGGACAATGTGAATTGTCCTGTTGTATTAATTAAAGTATTGCCTGTATTATTTGTAGCTAAACCTGGTGATGAACCATTACCACCATAGTTACCTATACCACTTGGCCAATTAGTACCTGGATATCCTGGTCGTCCACCAATACCATCATTTTCATATCGATTACCCCAACCACCAGTGCCACCACCACCAGAAGCTATAATGCCTCCAGATATGTTATTTGCAATAGCAATAGGATGTGAGCCTGTTTCTTCTACACAATATCCACCATTAGCACCTGCACCACCTCCAGCATTATTGCCCGCTTGGCCACCTGCTCCACCACCGCCACCTGTGAATAAACCTGTAGCACTATTGTTAATAATTAAATAGACATTAGATGCTAGATAAATAGCTGTACCACCTACTCCGCCTGAAGTACCACCAGGAGCACCGCCACCAGAATAATAATTATAACCAGGTGTTGAACCGCCAGCACCAGGTCCTGTAGGATATCCAGTTCCATTATACCCATTAGCAAAAGTACCTGAAGTTACAGAAGTAGGGTTTCCTGCAGTGCCTGAAGTTCCAGCTCCACTACCATTAGAACCAACATACCCGCCATTACCTACTACAGTACCATTGTTATTAATCGTTATAATTGATTGAGCTGCTAAACTAGTTAAAAGAATGGCGGAAGAAGTGTTATTACCTGTACCTGATACAGTGACACCAGAATTAATAGTTAATTTTAAATTTAAAGGATTAGTGCCTGTCCACCCAGCAGCAAGAGCCGCAGTTCTTACATTATAACTCGTTGTATTAGATGAAATGGTTAGGTTTAAGTTATAGTAACCTTGAGTTGTAAACCCAAACCCACGGGCAGACATTCCACCTGTCGTTATGTTTAATGGCATTTTTAACCTTTAAGCAAATCTAGTTTGTGAAGCTAATACTGTAAATGTAGCTGATGCTGTTTTAATAATACTATATGTGTATATATCTATACTTAATGGGTTGCCAGATGTTGGCGCTGCGCCACCTTGCCATTTTGGTGTCACTGATGTTCCATCAACCGTTACTGCATTATTGTAATAAGCTGTTGCACCTTGAGTGACTAAGAAAGTAACAGTTCTTGTTTCGCCTACAGCCATTAAAGTATTGAGGGTTGTTGTGCTGTTACCTCTAAAGTTAGTTGTCCAGTTAGCTGAAGCTGATGTTGTGTAATATAAAACGCCTTGAGTAATGACATCATAGTTAATTGTACCTGTAGCCGCTGTTGCCGATACAGTTGTTACTTCGCCCAAAGTTGTCACTGTTGCATTAGTTATAGTACCGCCTGTAATAGCCACTGAGTTAGCATTTTGTGAGGACATTGTTCCTAATGCGCCAGCTACGTTTTGAACGAA